AGATATACTGATAATACCACAGGTGTGGTGTCTTTTACTTCAAAATCATTAAATCAGTTTTTTGGTTGTTCAAACATTACAAAAACTATTTCTGATGCTTCAAGCGTTGGAATCAATACGTATGCATATGGTTCTTCATTCTCGAATCCAGATGAAACCATTCAGGTAAGAATCAACTCGGTTCTGAATAACTTGATCATTGATTCAAGAACGAAGTATTATTCAAAAGGTGATGATATTCTATTGAAGTCACTCGGTGCAAAATCAAGAGACTATGCATCGAAAAACTGGTTGTTTAATGTTGCTTCAACGTATAGAGTCAAATCTCTCAGTCTGATTGATGTTTCTGACCAAACTTATGATATCACTTTGTCAAGTGAGCATTATTTGGTTGTTGGTGATACTATCGGAATCACTGGTGGAGATGGAGCGGAAAAAACTGGTACGATTATCTCTGTCAACTCTGCAACTGGATTTAGAGTTCGTGGTCAAGGACAACTTTTTGAGACTGATTCATACACGATAAAAAGAAAGATTGTAAGGGCTTCATCAAGTGTTTTTCCATCAGTTCTGAATATTTCAGCAAATGTTCAGAATGTTTATGTAAATGAGTCAGATTC